ATTACTGATTTGTCGTGTTCAAACTTTTGTGCGAACTCTTCACGCAACTCGGCTGTTATCTCCTCTCTTGCTTCATTTATTTGTGCTTCCCAAGCCTCTGATATTTGCACTGAAACTTCTTCAGATAGCATATCAGACTCAAGAAGACCAGCAAGGATTTCATTTGTTGCCATTGTTGGTTCTCCTTCTTCTATTAAAGTTTAAGTTCTCTAATGAACTTAACTATTTCTTTCGACAAGTACTTTTGAGCCGACTTGTCCATTTGAACACTCTGTGCTAACTTCCATGTATCGAAGCCGCCATTCATGTTCATTAATCCTTCGTATATTGCTTTCGGATATGCGTCCGGGGCACTTGGCTGTGCCACAATATCGACAGTGATAATTTCATAATTGCTCACTTTACCAGCGTGGTCAACTTCACCAGAACCACGAGACGAGACACCTAAAGTGGCACCTGATTCGATTAATGTTCTGATAATGTTACCCATTGGTGTAGGAACAATTTTTAGTTTACCAAATCCGTCAGAGCCGTCCATCCACATATTTTCAATAATATGCGAAACACGGTCGACATTGACTGTTAATTCAGGTGGGTGGTCGCATTCGCCTAACACTGGAAATCCTTCCTTAATTCTTTTCTGGACTGATTCCACTGCTTTAGTAATTTCGTTCACAGGGTACATTCTTTGGTTGGCATTCTTAACGTCACCTTGGACGAAAATACCTTCCATAAACATACTCTTTTCACCTGACTCGTTCTCAACAATACGTGACTTAACGTTTGCTTGATTATGTGTATATTTTTCAATAAGAACTGTCATTGGTTTCTCCAAATAGATATTTTGTTACTTAGGCTTTTTTCGGTGCTGGTGCTTTCTTGTTACCAACTGTGTTTACATTACCTGTTTTCATATCTCCTGCTGTTGCTGAACCGCCAGATGTATTACCATCGTTTTGTCCAACTGGTGCCGCGTCACTTTCGTCTGCGCCGCCATCTTTGGCTACTGGTGAAGAACCTTCTCCATTATCGCCTTCTTTAGCAGTTGCTGGAATAGTATACTCTTCCAACTTTTCGTCTTCGTCTAAGTCTTCAGATGCCGCTTCGTCAACTAATTCTTCATCAGTTGCTTCTTCGAAAGTTTCTTCGTATGACTCTTCCATTTCTGGTTCGTCCATTTCAGGCTCTTCGATATCTAAATCGATGCCGTCCATATCGCCTTCTTCGCCTTCATCTTCTGCATCATCTTCGCCAGACATAATTTTTTCAAATTCTGCTTCTAGGTCTGATAGTGCTGACTCTAAATCTTCAACTCTGTCTTCAATCTCTTCCGCTGGCTCTTCATCACCCATTTCTAGGTCTTCTTCAGCATCATCGTCAGACATTTCTTCGTCATCAAAAATTTCTTCTGTTTCGATTTCGTCTGAATCTTGCTCGATATCATCGTTCAAAGATTCGACTTCTTCTGTTTCTTCAATTTCCTCAAGTTCTTCTTCTATAACTGTGTCGCTTTCGTTAAGAGAATCCTCGTGGATTTGTCGTGCTTGTTCAACAACGAAGTCATGTAAAAGCGATTCGGCTTTTGCAGTTTCCTCATTGATTAACAATTCTAGCACTTGTTCTAGTGTACTTCTTGACATGTTAAGTCTCCTTAAAAATCTTATTCATAGCCACCAATCGCGGCAGGTTATAGAATCACACACATATACCATTTAAAAAGTATAAGGTGGGTTTCATACACAAGTATTTATAGGGATTATGTGAGTATATGGATAATACACTCGGAAATGAGCAGTTTTTTCGGTTTTTGCTCTGAACCTAAGATATTTAGTAAGTTTTACTATTCTTTAAAACTATACTTAATAACTATTATAAGTCTAATTCTCCAGCACCACCAGATGCCGCTGCCTCTTCTGAGCCGCCATATTGCTTCTTAACTTGCTCATTCTCAGACGCTTTTTGAAACTTCCTGTACTCTCTTATCTTTCTAAGTTTAGAAAGGTGTTCAAGAGTCAAGCGAATTTTACGAGTATCTTCTAAATCGATAGCGTTAAACTCGTCTTCTTCTGGCGAATAGTTTTCATTTATTTCAATATATTTCATACTAGTATTTATACATTCTCGTCTGTTTCTGTATCATCTTCGGCATTTTCAGCACCAGATATAACAGAACCCTCTTCGTCATCGCCTTCTAAGTCATCAAAGTCTTCGCCCTCGGCATCAAAATCGCCACCTGAAGGTCCTGGTGATGCACCAACGCCTTTGAGTCCGTCATCGCTTCCTTGCATTGGGTCATCAACATCGTTCTCTTCTTTCCACATCATTGAGTTTTCTAAGATTTCTTCTTCAGACAATCCTAAGAAACGCTTCATTGCAAAACGTTTACTGATGTAATCAGCAGATTCAATGCTTGTAAACACATTCATTGCTACTTGGTCTACTTCTGCTTGACGATACTTACCAAAGTTTTGTACAGTATTAAATGATAAATCAAAAGAACTACTTTCAATCATAACACCACGATGTTTTAAGAACATCTTAAATTCTTTATCTAATTCTTCGACAATAAGTTGTTGTAGTCTTTCACAATATTTCGTAAATCTAAACTCTTGTATCATTGCAGTACCAGTTCTACCGTCATTAAACGCAGAACCATTTGCATCCATACCACCCAAATAACTTGGTGGCACACGCAAACCTCTTAATAGTTTGTCATTAAAGAACTTCAAGTCATCAATTTGACCTAGGTTTTCACCACCTGGTAGTGTTTCAACTTTAGAACCACGACCTTCAGCCGTTTGAGCAAAGAAGTAATCTTCCATGATAGAAAGTGGATTGTATGCACTATCAACAACGTTAGCACCACCACCAGTTTTAGATGGGATTCTTCGTTGATGAATTTCATTCTTAATACGTTCTAAGTGTTGACGTGCTTTATGAGTTGGCATATCACCAACGTCAATATAAAATACTCTACGTTCTGGCGCTCTTTGAACACGATAGATAATGATAGAGTCTTCTAGTAATTCTTTTTGTTTGTATACTTTAAATACAGGCTCAAGCATACTTGTGCCGAAAGGCCAGTATTGGTCGATACCTTCACTTAAAGATACATGAATAACATGCTTGGCATCAATTGCTGTTGATGTTTGGTCGTCAGCGAAACGTGAACCAGGCGATGAGCCTGCCGCGAATCCTTGTGATTGACCAGATGTACTTGTAGGAATACCCATTTGCTGTGTACCAGTCTGTGATAACTTCACAGTATCAGCAGTGATATTAAGACTTTGCATATTGATATCTAAATCTCTGATATAATACGCTTCTATCTTCTTACCTTTGCCTTCGTTTACAACAACTTTTTCAACTTTTGCTGGATTGACCCAATACAATTTATATGTCTCTGGGTCTCTTACGAATAATTGGTCACCGTATTTCACTGTATTTCTAAAAATTCTAAAAATACGTTTGTTCATTTCGTTCATTGTACACCATTGGCGCAATGATTTTTGAAGAACTTCGTTTTCTGTAAATGATGGGTCATCATTAAATTGTACAGAAAATGGTAATTTTGTAGTCTCACTGAACAACGTAGAAAATTCTGCGATAGTATCTAATGCCGCATTAACCTCTGAGTCCATATCCATTTGGTCATATTGACCATAACGTTGAGCCCTGTTTGGTTGTCCCATATACACTTCTGGCAACCAACTGCTATATTTCGAGCTAGATGCATTACCGGCGACAGAGTTGCCACTTTCAGATGGACGAACTGGAGCGCCGTCGTATGGTTTAAAGTACTTTTTCCAAGTCATAATTTATTCCTAATTTTATATATAATAACATATTCTGTGTTCATTGTCAACCGTAATACCATTTATTTGTCGAGATTGTCGATGAGAATTATGAGTTTTCCAAGAACTTGAGCTTGAATAGTGAAATTCTCCTGATTCAACTTCTTCTGTTCCTCTGTTGCAGTTTCAGCCGCTATAGCGTTATACTGTTTCAGTTCTCTCAATTCTTTTATTAAGGTACTTTCGTATTCGTTTCGTTCTGCCGCAGTCTTGCCTTTAAGTGATTCTTCTGATAAATTTGTTAATTCAGCCTCTTTACTCGCAATCATGTCTGCTACGTATTTTGCTGGACCCAAACTATCTCTTAAAGGTTGCTTTCGATTTCTTACTATCTCATTCTCTTTGATATGTACCGTACTACGACCACTAGTCTTTGTGTCCTGGTCGCTTAACGCAGTTAAACTCATAAACTTCTGAGTATTGAGATATGCACTATGTGTGTCAATTTCTGCTTGTGCATCTGCTAGTGCAATCTCATATTTCGATTTGCCACTCCACATGGTTTTACCCATAGCTGTCTTTTGTTCATCAGTGTAATTTAATAACTCTTCTTTATCACCTTTTGCCAGATTTAGTTTTGTCTGAGTGCCAACCATCGAATCTTTAGTAAATAAATCCATCGTTTCTGTTAAGCCCGAAGTGACCAGTACGTCTTTGGCTGTTGCAAGATCAACAAGCGTACTAATCGCACCACCGTAAGCAGTGAGAGTTAATGCGGCTTGCCTAGCAAATGCTCTGTTTACTTCAGTAAGGTCTTTCAAGTTCTCGGTGAAGGCGGGCATTAATGTAGACATTGACTTCTCTGCTAACACTGTGGCTTCGTGAATCTGTTCTCTTGCGGCAGTTGCTACTTTGTCATTTGCATCACCACCTGAAATACCCTTATTAGCATCAATCTGAGTCTGTGCCGCAGATCGGACTGCGCCAAGAATTGCTGCCATATGTTTATCAGCGACTAATTGTATTTGAACACCAGCCTGAGATGCATATGCTGTTAGTTCTTCAGAGAATTTCGGAAATTCTACCGCCATGAAATCTTGGAATTGTGCATTACCACCAGTTTCTAATTTTGCTGCCGCCTCGTTGACGAACTTTATAACTTCAAGACCCATGCCTGAGCCTGATAAATTTTGATACTCATCTGATTGTAAGAATGCTTGTGATGAACCAGAGGCAAGTCTTGCTGCCAAGGCTTCTTGCATTGGACCACCTTGTGCGCCCATTGACTTCATGCCTTCCATTACTGCTTTTCTCTGCTCTTCTGGAAGAGTTGCTAGTAGTCCTGCTTGATCTGGTGATAAACTCTTCTGCATCAATTCTGCAGCCTCTTCCATTGAGACCTTCAATACGTTTGCAGTCATCTGGACGTTAGACATGAAACTTTCCATTCCCGATGTCAATTGTGAATCTGTTTTACCCCTAAGTTGTCCCGCTGATCTTAATGATTCTAAATACTGTCCAGACATGTTAGCAACTTGTCCAAAATCCATACTAAATCGTTCCATTAATCCTGCGCCATGTTTCATGCTTGGATCTGCCATTGCATTTGCAAACTTTAATGTACTCTCTACCCCTTTAACACCAACTGCTTTAGAAAAACTCTTCGTAAATTCTGCCGCTTCGCCAAAAGTAAAACCAGTATCTGAGATTGTCTTAGCAATACTAATGAAACCCTGTTGTGCTTCGCCTAATCCTGCCATCAAACCAGATTGACGAATCTGTGCTGCCATATCAAATCGTTCGTTATAACCTGATTCCAATGCCGCTTGAGTTCCATCTGCAAGTACCAGAACTGACCCGGCAATTTTTGCAACAGTTTTCACCATCTCTTTATTTTTCTCACTTCTCATACTCTTGGCTGCTGCCGAGTCTGCATCTGACTGAGACATGCCAGATTTCATTAATTGGTTAGAAATTGATGCTCTTTTTTGTTCATTCTGGTCGTTCTTGCGAACTTGGGCTAAGAGTCTGTCAGTTGACCCAATCATTCCCTTCAAATGAACTACTTGTTTCTTATCGTTAGCATCCTCTTTTTGTGCGGCTCTCTCTGTTGCACTTTTAGTTCCTTTTGCAACTTGAGTCTGACTCTTAATTAGACTTGAAATTGTCTTTAATTCTGCAGGTGAAGGTTTGACATCATTTGCAATCGCTTTCAACAGCGATAACATGCCAGAATTCTGCGAAGTCGATTGTTTCATCGATGCTTCTATTTGCTTTTGAGTTGCTTCTTTAGACCAAGTGTCTACCGAACCATCTATGCCAATAATATGTACGTCTTGTGTGCCTTCAGCCATTGATCTTCTCTATTCTGTTATATTATAAAACTTCGTAGTTATTAAATAAGATAAATAATTATAGTAGTAGTTATTCTATACTTAATTACGTAACCTATATATCATAGTGTATTTATCAGAGGACACAAAATGAACGACAATCCATTATCAAAGTACTTTAGAAAGCCAACAATCTATGTACAAATTCCAACTGGGGGCAGATTCAACCCGGAAATCCCCAAAACTGTACTGGATGAGGTTCCTATCCTTCCCATGACCGCAATTGACGAGATATCAATGCAAAATCCCGATGAACTTCTTAACGGAGAAGCGTTAGTCAATCTTATTTCAAGTTGTGTACCATCTATTCCTAATCCTAGGAACTTATGTAATATTGACGCAGAGTTATTATTCTTAGCAATCAAATACGCAACCTATGGTAAGAACGTAGAACACTTACATACGTGTACTGAATGTAAAGAACAAGCAGAATATAACATAGATATAAATAATATCCTTGATAAATTTCCAGAAATAGGCGACATCGATCCAATTATATATGAAGATTTAAAAATTTATATAACTCCTCCGAAACTGGAAAGCATGACGAGATTAGCACTAATTGAAGTTGAACAGGCTCGTATATTATCTAATATCCAATCAACGATAGACGATGATGGAGATGAAATTGAGATGGCAAAGCAGTTCGCCATTAGTTTTAGAAAGGTATCAAAACAGAATATAGATCTATTAACTAGCTCAATAGATAGAATCGAAACACCAGATGGTGTAGTAACTGATCGCGATTCTATTATAGAATTTATGAACAATACGCCAGCAAAAACTGTCAAAGAAGTAGATACTAAAATATCATCAATAAGTACTACACCAAATGACTTGACATCTTTTGAGTTTGTATGCGAAGCATGTGAACACAAAGATAATGTAACTTTTGAAATGAACCCTGTAAATTTTTCCTAAGCTGGTTAAAGTCCGCCAGCGCGGAAGATATAACAAAAAAACAAGAGACTTATACAACAAAACTTGAAGAACTACATAAAACCTTGTTAAAACTAACTTGGTATATGAGAGGAGGGGTGAGTATAAGTGAACTCCACGAAATGCCAGTAAATCACATCGATCATCTCAACGAAATAGTAGGTGAGAATTTTGAGATGAGTAAAAAGGCGGGTGTTCCCATACTTTAAATTTAATTTAAAATAAAAGTACAAAACCACTTGACTTGTATAACTAACTATGATAAGATGCTTGTTATAACTAATATAAATCATATCAAAACTAATACAAGTTCTAATACAAATCCCCACAGCACTAATATATAATATCTAAATTCTAATAAAAAACTAATATGGCAATCATAGTGGAACTGTTAGTCGGAAAGCCGACTCGGGATTGAGGGCGTATGTGAACCATACGTTCGGACAAGTTGGGTGAACTCCGACACTGCTTCTCGTTAACCACAAAATTGTTTACAACACAAAACATCCAGTACTCTAAAGGTACGTGGGTGACTAGTATTTACCGTACAGAAATGTACACACCGCTGATAGATATATTACTATCGACTTTGATTAAATTTTGTTCTATGTGGATTAATCAAGGTGCCGTTGAGACGCAAGTCGCAATACTAAGTTAAGAGGGAATCGTCAACCGACCTCGCCATTACTAGTGGCTAACTTAGACATAGAAGTCTGATGAACTAAACAAGTTTTTGCTCATTTTACACGTTGTCCTTCTAGGAGGGCAATTGTGTCTTCCAAACCAACAAGTAATTAAAAGATATATGGTATTATAATATTATTAATAATATGTTTGGAAGAGAATTAAATGACGAAATAAATCTTCTTTGAGTGGAAACGAAAAGAAATTTATAAGTTATTAGGTCTTTAGACCTATTAGTATAACTATATATGAGAGATATGATTAATGGCGAGTGATAGTAAATGAGTTGGACGTATAACAATATAGTAGTGAATGAATTACCTGAAGATGCTGAGGGATTTGTGTATCTGATTACCAATCTTTCTAATGACCGCAAATACGTAGGTAAAAAACTTGCGAGATTTAAGACTACTAAACCTCCACTTAAAGGAAGAAAGAACAAAAGACGTGGTACTAAAGAAAGTGATTGGAGAACCTATTGGGGATCATCGGATCACTTGAATGCGGACGTGTTAGAATTCGGCGAAGATAACTTCACTAGAGAAATTTTGTGTTATTGTCCGAGTAGAGGAATACTAAGTTACATGGAAGCGAAAGAACAGTTTGACCGTAAAGTATTAGAAACTGACGAATACTATAATGGTATTATTAACGTAAGAATAGGAAGTTCAAAATTACTTTCTGAACATCTACAGAACCTTAACCAAAAAATATAGGCCCCAAGAGCCATTGGTATATTCCCAGTATATCAATTCCCAAGAAAAACAAATTCTGTACAATCATAGGTTTATCTTTTACTTTGATGAAAGCATAAAGTATGATACAGTGTCCCATCGCAAATAATGGAAACGCATATTTAGATTCAGGTATATTAAACGATATCAACACACCTGCACATACAAACATTGCTGTCGCAATCCACTTCATCTTATCAATAGTAATCATGTTACACTCTCTTTGTTATGTTATTATTTAGTCACCCAAAAAAAAGCCCAACAAGAGTATGTCGGGCTTTTCTGTCGTACTCTCTATCAACATGGAGGTACTTTATTTTAGTGTGGTACTCTCTTGTTGTATAGAGTTATTAATGAAACTAGTGCCTGTGAGAGAGGTTTAGAGGAGACAAAAGTATCATCAATGTAGATATCATAACATAAAGAAATGATAAAGTCAAGCTTTTTACATATTATTTTTCTTATCTTGAATTTCTGCTCTACGGACCTTAGTAAGTTTACCAATGTCGCCTAATGCTTTTCGGGCACGAGCGGCTGATGCTTTCACACCTTTTTCTTCAAACTTGGTTGCTTCTGCTAAGTACTCTTCTACTGCGTTTAAAATATCCTGATGTACATTACTCATTGTATTACTCCTAAGTGTTATTAATGGCGCTTTCCTCTTCATGAGAAAAACTTGTGAAACCATTTTCTTTTATTACATTAAGGACACTTGAAACGCGCCCTTGTAATTCGTCTTTGTGTGATATCAAATACACACTTCTATTTCCATCTCTTACCATCTTTTTAAGAATAGCAAGTGATGACTCGACACCGTTCGTGTCCATTCCGCTATCTATCAATTCATCGACAAACAACACGTTAATTGTGCTGTATAATGACTCGAATATGTCACGGAAACTCCAACTTAAACCTAATATAAGTCGGTTTCTTTCACCCCTAGATAAGTTATCGAAGTCTAAGTCTCTGCCAAGTTCAGTAATTTCTACTGACAAATCGCTTTGAAATACAACATCGTGTGGTAATCCCAACTTATCTAAGTAATATGCTAGACGGGAATTCAAGTAACTTAAATTCTGGTCTATAATCTTCTTACGAATGAAACTATCTTTGTTAGTTAGTAATTTCATCAAAAACTCTTGATGGTCACGTAAAGAAACTAACGAAGCCATATGTCCGTAATCTATTTCTTCAAGTGCGCCTTCTCTCATATCATTGATTTGGTCAGTGTATGGGTCTTCAGTGTTCTTATTGCTTTCTACCTGCTCTATCAACTTCGCTACAGAATTTTGATGCTCATACGCATCGGATAATGTATCGTAGAATGTCACTGGTTTAGTACCAGTTTCGCCGATTGATTCAATTAAAGAATTATGTTCTAAAAGAGAAGTGCTATTAGTAAGTACTTGTGATTCTGCTTCATGTTTCTGTTCGTTTTTAGTACCAAGAATTTCTTCTTGTTTAGAATCGTGAATATCTTGACCACAACTGTGACACTTATGATCTTCAATAGACTTGATTTCTTTCTCAAGACGATTGATTAGTGTAACTTGTTTCTTACTATCTGCTTCGATACTTGTTATCCAAGTATTTGCTTGTTTGATACTCGCTACGTTTTCAGAATAAGTTGCCAATAGAGTATGATTCTTCAATTCAGATTCAATATCAACGTGAGACAATGCCGACACACCTGCTTCTAATGTTTCTAAGTCTAATGTTTG